TGCCATCGGATTCATTTACCGAACCTGAAATCATTCAGGAACTCAGGGTTGAGGAGACCACCATTTCTGTCCCGAAAGCGCGCCATATCTCAATCTTCGATTTCTATATCGATCCTACAGCTACATGTATCGAGGATGCGGAGGGCGTTGGTATCCGCTACTTCAAGAGTGTTCATGCGCTACGCAAGCTGGAAGATGATGGTATCATCCGCAATGTAGAGCAGGTTGAGGATGTTGCATCTGGTGATATTGGAGACGAGCGCCGGTCAAGGTTGGCAGATATGGGTATCAGTGTGTCGTCAGCTGATGCAAACCGCGTCGAGCTGTACGAGTACTGGGGATGGATTGATGAGGATACGCTTAAGGAGGCTGGCTTCAATGGCCAGATCGAGCATGGCGGAGCAGAGGTCAGAGCGATCTGCGCATATGATGCAACCCTTCTGATCATTGCCAACCCGCACGTCACCAAGCGCAGGCCGTTTGTCCGTATGGTGTATCAGGAAATCCCTGGTGAGTTCTTCGGTCTCGGTATTGCGGAGGCTGTTGACTCGGCACAGCGAGCAATTGACTCAACCGTTCGTGCCCGTATCGACTCAAAAGCGTTTACCAACTTCCCGATGTTTGGGATGGACGTAACCAAGATCGTCTCCCAGCAGGACAAAAAGATCTACCCAGGCAAGATTTGGTACACGAAAGGACCGGTTCAGGAATCTATTCAGCAATTGCCAACCCGTGATACTTCCGCTGGCTCTCAGGCTGATGTAGCCGAGTACGGCCAGTACGTTCAGGAGGGGTCAGGTATCAGCAAATTGCTCGGTGGTCTGCCGGTGAAAAGAGGCGAGCAGTCAGCTACTGAAGCGTCGATCCTCAACTCACAGTCAAGCGTTAGGCTCAAGTCTGTTGCAAGAGAGGATGAGTACAAAACTATTACGGAGATCCTTCGGTGGTACTACCACATCATTCTACAGTACCTTGACGTTCCGGAAATTATCAAGATTCGTGGTATGGAAGGGACCGAGATCCTTGCTCAGATTTCACCTGAAAGTGTGGTCGGCGACTACGACTTTATCCCGAATGGAACTACCGAAATCGCTCAGCGAGCCGAGGTAGAGCGTATGTTCCAGATACTTCAGATGGCTATGGGTAGTCCGATTGGTGGTCAGATGATAAATATACAGTATCTTGTGACGAAAATCTTTCAACGCTTATTCCCACATGCATCCGATGAAGACAAACTCTTCCGCCCTGCGCCTGCTCAGCAGAATGCTATACGTAACGCTGGACAGATGCCGCGTACTGGCTCTGCGCCTAAGCCTCCCGCTGGACCCAATATCCCGCCAGTATGAAGAGCGTAGCGAGCTTGTTGATGTTCTGAGGCGTAATGCTCCACGGGAGCTTGCTGAATACCTCGATGTCTTGCGCGAGGAACAGATCGATCAGATCCTTTCAGCAGATAAGGAACAGGTGCTTGCAAGACAGGAGGTTGTCAGGTTTATTGACGGGCTAAGAATAGATTTGCAAAAGAGGTAGGATTTTTTTATTAATCAAACAAGGATGATATGTCACTGAACGAAGAACAAACGGCATCAAAGGCCGAAGAGAGTACCGCGTTATTCTCCGAGGATACACCACTGATGGCGACCAGCAGTTCATCAATCGTGTACGACGAGTCGGAAGTAGTAGAGGAAACAGCAGAAGTCGAAGCTGAGGATCAGGAGCAGGACGTCACTGCCGACCCTGATGACGCTGAGCCTGAAAGCTCCCCTGAAGAAGATGTTCCGACTGTTGATTGGCAGAAGCGTTACCAAAACCTTGAGTCGCTGTATGCGCGTCAGGCAAATGAGCTTGGCAACTATCGCAGGACTGTAAAGGAAAAGGAAGCCGAACCTCAGGCGAAGGACGATGATGACGAATACATCGACCTTACTGATCCACAGAGCAAGAACAAGTTTGTTTCGAGCATTGTAGAGCAGGCTGAGAGACGGGCGATGGAGAGGGCGAGAGCGGAGATTGCGCGTGAAAAGGCAATGTATACTCTCGATCAGGAGCATCCTGATAGAATGCAGATTACGGGTACGGTCGGATTCCAGGATTGGATGAGGAGTGTCCCCGAAGATATTGTCAAGAAAGGATCAGAAGATCCGGCAACTGCATCATACCTTCTGCGCCAGTACAAGGCTTCAATGGTAAAGCCAGCTTCAAAGGAGCCGATCAGACCTAAGACAGAAGCGAAAAAAGCAACGGGTCTTGGTAGTTCTACATCGAAGCGTGAAAGTGGTGGGAGAAAATTCTCTTCATCCGAACTCCTGAAGATGCAGATGACTGACCCTGAAAACTATGCTCGCTTACAACCGGAAATAATGAAAGCCTATCGAGAAGGCAGAGTAATCTAACAGGAGAGTTATCATGGCTATTAATACCCCACAGACCAACGCGACCACTTCGGATGTTTTTATTCCTGAGCTTTGGTCCAATGAAGTGCTTGCGGCACGTGACAGCAACCTGGTTGCGACCAAGCTGTTCCGCAGTTATCCCCATAATGGCAAGAAGGGAGACACGATTCACATCCCTAACGTCAGCGATTTCGTCGCTAACGACAAGGTGCAGGAGACGATGGTTTCCATTCAGGCCAACACCGAAACCGACAATATCATCTCGATCGACAAGCATAAGGAGTCCTCATTCCTTATTGACGACTTCATCGAGACCCAGTCGTCTCACAACCTTCGTTCTATCTACACGGGCCGTGCAGGTTACGCCATCTCTAAGCAGATGGATACCGACCTGCTCACCGTCGTGAACGCGGGTCTTGGAACGATCATTGATGGCGACGGTACGACCATGACCGATGCCGGTGCTGGGCTGACCTACGAAGGCATTCTTGAGGCTGACTACCTCCTCAACGCCGCCGATGTTCCGACTGATGGCCGTTTCATCATTATCAGCCCTGTCCACCGCAAGAGCATCATGGCTCTCGATGGGTTCATCGGTGCCGCTTCGCTCGGTTCCGAGATGGCGATGCAGATGATGAAGAGCGGTAAGGTCGGCACAATTCTTGGCTACGAGATCTACATGTCCACCAACCTTCCGACTGTTGTCTCCGATGAGACGGACGGAAAGATTGTGATCGTTGCTCACAAGGAGATGGCTGTCTCGGCAGTTCAGAAAGCACCGCGTACCCAAGGCACGTACATGCAGGAGTACCTCGGCACCCTCGTCACCGTGGACACTGTCTACGGCAACAAGGCGCTCCGTGAAGACCACGCTGTCGGTCTGCGGACCCCGATCGCTTGATTAAACGGGGGAGGCACAACCTCCCCCATTTTTCACCCTATCTCATATACCGATGGCAACATTTGGAGAAATCAAGGCGCGTGTCCTTGACAACCTTGCTGATGATAGTCTTTCCTCTGTTGTTGACGGGTCGTTAGGCTTTGTCAATACTGCGATGAGGCGGCTTGAGAAGAAGAACAATCTTCTGTATATGGTTAAGTCCAGCAGGACTGACTTCGGATCGTTCTCTCCAGAATCAGATGTTTACACTTCGGTCTCAAAAATGAAGCGCATCCTCAGCGTCTACTATGTTAGGGATGGCGTGAAGATCTATCTGCACAAGCTTGACTATGATGACCTTGAGGCACGATCCACTCTTGACGAAAAGATCACTGCGCCTCCTACCTATTTCGCTATCAAGTCTATGGGTACTTCTCAGAAGATCACCATTGAGCTTGATACTATCCCTGATGATACCTATACGGTTGGTGTTCGATTCATTGCGTACTCGGATGATTTGTCTGAGGACGGTGATGAGAACTGGTTGACCTCAAATGCTCCCGAACTTCTGGTGTTCGGTGCAATGCTTGAAGCCGAGGTCTATATAGAGAACGACGAGCGAACCGCGATATGGCTTGCCAAATTCAACTACGAAGTCGAGATGCTTACGCTTCTTGACAATGAGATGGCATTCAATAGAGACGGAAGACAACAGTTCGAGGTGATATGAGTTTCGTCACGCAAGAGATAAAGCTTGGCAAGTGGGAGCCTGACAAAGCGCCAAAGACTGAAGGGCTTGTCGAGGCAACCAATGTAATGCGGATTGCTGAGGCTTGGGTTCCTGCTTATGGAGCAAATAATACCTATGCTATATCTGGCCGAGCAATCGGCCTTTACTCGTCTATCAGCACAAGCATCGGCGTTACGAACTGGTTCTTCACGAAGACGTCGATCTACCGAGAAGACGACGGTGCTTATACTCAGCTTGGTAATGGGTACAGCGATGCGGCTGTGAAGTGGTCTGTCGCTGAATACGATGGTGCGCTTATTGCCGCGAACTACGAAGATCGCATTCAACTGAAAGCAGACATCACCTCTGGCGACAGCTTTGTTGATGCGATATACAATATTACTGACTCGATCCTTGTGACGTTTGCCGCAAGCGGTAACACGATCACGGCTTCTACAGCCGCCTTTGGTGACTTCGCTCTTGGTATGTCGATCATTACATCAAGCACCACCAATGCTGGCGTGTATATGATTGAGTCGATCTCTGAAGACCTCACCACAATAACGGTGCAGTCCGACGATACACTTACTGATGAAGCCGGTGTTTATGTGACTGTCTCTGAGGCTCCTTTTAAAGCTCGCGTGTGCGCGTATTACAAGGAAAGGATGGTCTACGCCAACCTCAAAAGTAATGATGCCGTACACCCGCGTCGCATTCAGGTTACAGCTACAGGTACTTATGCAGGGACAGAGCCGAGCGAGTTCACCGGAGCAGGTATTCTTGATGTACCAGGTGTTGGCGAAGAGATTGTTGCGCTCCACACCAGTGGTGATAACCTCATTATCCATATGACTGATAGCGTGTGGGCGCTGAGTTTTGTCGGGTATCCTTTGTGGTTTAACCTGACGAAAGTGTACGATCAGTGCGCGGCGATCGGGCCTGATGCAGTTGCAATTCTTGACAACAATACGCAGATCACTTTTGGATACAAGGATCTTTATGTCATCAGTGCTGGCGAGGTTAAGCCTATTGGTATTGGGTATCGTAAAGCTGTCTTCAGCCAGCTTTGTTATGCCTGCAAGTACAGCGTATCGACATTTCTTGATCTGAATAACAAGCTTGTTGGCTTCAATTATCCGGTCGGGAATGACGAGTTCAAGATTCTTTTGTTAAATTATGAGGAGAACTTTCCGTCAGTAATCGACAAGTCTTATTTCTGTGTTGGGAACTTTAAGGACGCGA